TTTACATAACTTAAATAAATAATAATAACAAACAAAAAATAAAAAATTATGGCGTTTACTACAACATCAAATTTCGCAGGGAAAGCAGCAGGATTTTACATTGCAGCAGCTCTTAAAGAAGCGAAAAGTTTAGACTACTTAACTATGATAGAAAATATCAAGTACAAGTCTAACATACAAAGAATGGCAGGAAGTTCAGTAGTTGTTGATGCTACTTGTGACTTTACTGATGCAGGTACTTTAGCACTTACTGAAAAAGTTTTAGAACCTAAAAACTTACAAATCAACTTAGACCTTTGCAAATCTACATTACTAGATTCTTGGGAAGCATTACAAATGAGAGCAGGAGCAGGAGCACCACCACCTGCATCTTTTGATGACTATGTTATCTCTTATATGGGAGAAATCATAGCACAAGCAACTGAAGAAAGTATTTGGGAAGGTGTTAATGGTACAACAGGAGAATTTACAGGGTTTTTAGGTGCAGCAGTTGGTTACCTTTTACCAGGAGTTGATGGAACAGTAATTCAATCATCTGCTTCAGGTGCTTATACAGCAGCTAACATTATTGCTAACTTACAAACTTTAACTACTGATATGGCAGGTAATGTTCCTGCAATATTAGGAAAAGAAGATTTACATATCTATATGAACAATAAGACTTATGGTTACTATATCTCAGCAGTATCTACTTTAGGATATGTTAATGCTTACAATATGAATGGTGACTATGAGCCTGTATTTGAAGGATATAAAATTGCAGTTTGTCCTGGAATGGCTGACAATCAAATGGTAGCAGCAGAGAAGTCTAACTTATTCTATGGAACTGACTTACTTTCAGACGCTACTAGAATCCAGTTAATGGATATGGCAGCTTTAGACGGTTCGGATAACATGAGATTAGTAGCTAGATACTCTGGAGGTGTTCAAACAGGAGTTGGTGCTGACATCGTAAGACAGTCGTAAATAACTTAATTAATAGAAGCAGGGGTGTAAAAACCCTTGCTCCTTTAACCTTTAAAAAAATAAAAATATGGCATGTACAGCTTTAACAAAAGGTAGAGGACTTGATTGTAACAGAATATCAGGCGGAATTAAGTATATATACTTTGCAGTTTATGACCAAGTAACTTCAATACCAACAGCAAATGGTGAAATTACTGATTTAGAAATGGGTAGTAATATGTTATATAGATACACAATGCCTTTAGGGGTTGCTAGTCTTACAGATACTATTACTGGTTCAAGAGAAAATGGAACAATCTTCTATACTCCAACGGTAAATATTATACTGAACAGATTGACAAAAGAAGATCAAAATGAGGTAAAATTATTAGGAGCAACAAAAACAATAATCTTTGCTCAGTTAAATCAAACAGTAACAGCTACTGGACACGACGTTATAGTTTGTCTAGGTAGTGTAAATGGAATGGAATTAAATGCAGGAACTATGGATAGTGGTGCTGCATTCGGAGATAGAAATGGTTATACCCTGACTTTTGATGGGTTGGAAAATAAGCCTTTTCAGTTTGTACCAGATTATACAACAAACCCATTTGACAATTCAGGATTTACATTAGGAGGTGTTGATTCTAACTAGAATTTAATTAGTAGTTTTCATATATTCTTTGATTAGGGAGGCTTATGCCTCCTTTTTCTTTGATAAGCAAATAAAAACGTACTTTTTCTATTATATAGTATGATACAAGCAATTAGGGAAACTGACTTTACAGCTTACATTGAAACTGAAGCAAAGAGAATAGATACAAGCGTTCCTTCTTCTAATATAAGGCACTTAGTTAAATTCACAAATGACTTAAATGGCAAAGAGTTTTATGTTTATGCAGCTTTAGAAACTATTAATGATAGATATACAAAACTAGAATTTGAATATAGTGCAAGTCCTGATGTTTATACAACTGTAAATTTAATACCTGCTGGATTTTATAAGTATGAATTGTATGAGGTTAGTTGGTCAGGAGCAGCAGCAGTAAGTTCAGGAAATGCACCAGTAACAGAAACAGATGTATTACCAGTGGGACCAACTCATGGGGTTGTGCAGGGGCTTGTCGCGATAGGGATATTATACTTAGCAGAAAAATCAGGAAGTGAGGAGGTACAATATACAGAGTATGAACCTCCAGCTTCAACAAATTATATATATTACGGACAATAAAAAATTAAAAAATGGCAATAGAAAACGTACAACAGCTTTTAACAGAGCAATTAGGTAAAAACGGAGATACAGTAGTCTTTACAACAGCAGCACAAACAAGCAAAGACTGGTATTGTGTTTACTTTCCTGTTGAAAGTGTAGTAGCTTCAATAACAGTAGCTGACGCAACAGGAGAAAGTGCTTTACAAACGACACTTCCTGCGGGAACTACTTTATTTATGAATGTAACTGCAATTACTCTAACGAGTGGTATTGGAATAGGCTATCACGAAGGACCAACTACCTAGAATATGTTATCTTTAAAACAAGGTCTAAGTTTAGATTCAATAAGGCTACAAGGAAAATGGTCACCAACTGATGAAGCAAGTGTAGAGGCTTGGTATCAAAATAAGGTTGGAATATCTCTTAATACCGATACTGTTTCTAGGTGGACTGATAGCTCTGGTAATGGAATTACTATGCAACAAGCTACGGAAGATGAGCAACCATTATATAATCCGTCAACTGGTTCTCTAACTTTTGTGAGTGCTAATGACGAACACTTACAGACAACAGGACAAATTACTTTATCAGGCGACTTTACAATAGGACTTGTGTTTAATCCTTCAATCTCAGCACCAGGAACTATTTTAGGAGATAATGCAGGGGGTTCAGCAGGACACGAATTTTTTAAATATACAAGCACTACTAATTTAAGAATGAAAATTAATAACAGCGCAGGCAATCTTCCTTTAGATAGTGGAACTTGGGGTGATGACTATATTGTTGTAACTAGAGTTTCTAATACCTTGACTTTATGGAGAAATGGAGTGCAACAAAGTGCTTCACCTACACTTTCAGGAACGGCTGATATTGATGCAATAGGGGTAAGACAGGCTGACCAAGATTATCTTGATGGTGTAATAAAAGAAATACAAATATTTAGCAGTTCAAGTGCAGCTTTGACTACTAATGTAAACAATAGACTTTCAACTTTATAAAATTCATTATGAAAGACAATATTATTAATATCAATTTAGAAACTAGCACAAGTCCAATAGTAGCTGAAGTACGTGGTAGAGATTGGATAGAATATGGAACAGAAGATTGGAAAAATCTTTATCCTCAGTTTCTAATTGATCTATACTATTCTAGTTCAATAACAGCAGCAATCGTAAATTCTACTAGCGAAATGATTGCAGCAGAGAACTTAATTATAGAAGATGAAGAAGATAGGGATTTAGAAGCTAGGGTTAGACTTCAGAACTTTATGGATAGAGCAAATGGAAACGAAAGCCTACACGAAGTCCTTAAAAAAATATCTTTTGACTTTAAACTACAGGGAGCTTTTGCTCTTAATGTGGTATGGTCTAAAGACCGTACTCAAATAGCAGAAGTCTATCACGTAGACGTTTCTAAAATAAGATGTGCTAGACCTGATGAAATGGGCAAGACTAAAGGGTACTACATATCAGCAGATTGGGCAAACACTAGAACGAATAAACCTTACTACGTTCCTGCTTTTAATGTTAATGACAGAACAAGTCCTAATCAAATTATGTACTCAGGTCTTTATAGTCCTAATATGAACTCTTATTATACACCTGATTGGGTGTCTTGTGCAAATTGGGCTTTAATTGATGGGCGTATCTCAGAGTATCACTTAAATAATATAAGCTCAGGATTCTCAGGCTCTTTTATGGTGAACTTCAGTAATGGAATACCTACACAAGAGGAGAGGTTTCAGATAGAACAAAGTATTGCAGATAAGTTTACAGGTCAAAAAAATGCAGGTAACTTTGTATTGACTTTTTCAGATGATAAAACAAGGACTCCTGAAGTACAAGCAATAAGTCCTAGCGACTTAGATAAGCAGTATCTAGCCTTACAAGAACTTTTAACTCAGAACATCTTATCAGGGCATAGAGTAACTTCACCTATGTTAATGGGAATAAAGTCCGACACAGGGCTTGGAAACAACGCTGATGAACTTAATTCAGCAGGGAATTTTTATCTTAATACGGTGGTAAAGCCTTTTCAAGATCAGATAGTAAAACAGCTTAGAAAAATTTTTAAGGTAAACGATATGGATATGCCTGTAAACTTTGTTCAGCTTAAACCTATTACTTTAGAGTTTACTTCTGAAGATTTAAAAGCAGTTATGACTGAAGCTGAAATAAGATCAGAATTGGGGCTTGAACCCTTAGATGTAGAAGTGAGAGAAGATTTTAGTAAAGTTGGTATGATAGACGGAAAGCCTGTTTTTAGCACCATAGAAGAGGCTGAGGCTCACGCAAAGACTTTAGGGTGTACAGGGTATCACGAACACGAATATGAAGGTAGAACAGCTTATATGGCTTGTGAGGGTCATGCAGAAGCAACAGAGCTTTCAAAGTTTATAGAAGAATTTGGTGAAGATGAGCCAGAAGGATATACTTTATTAGATGAAGAAATGGTAGATGATGAACACCAAGATTTTGACTTTGAAAAAGAATTAAACGAAATAGGCAAAGTAGAACTTGCAACTGTACCAAAGTCTGACAGAGATGGTTTAGACGAACAGGATGGTTGGAGTAAAAAGGTTAGTAAGTTTTTTAAAGTAAGATACAAATATGATAGAGATCCTGCACTAACTAATAAATCAGGAACTAAAAGAGAATTTTGCAGAAAAATGATGGGTGCTAATAAGCTATATAAAAAATCTGATTTAGTTGCTTTAGATAATAAGGCAGTTAATCCTGGATTTGGTATTGATGGTGCAAATACTTATTCTATATGGTTGTACAAGGGCGGTCCACAGTGTTTCCATCGGTTCATCAGGAAGATTTATGTAATGGAATTAGAAGATGCTTGGAAAGAAAAAGATATTACAACTTATGGTAAATTAATTTCTACTGCTAAAGCTAGAAGTCAAGGCTTTTACCCTGAGCCTAACAATAAGAAAGTAGCACAAGCACCTAGAACAATGAAGAATAGAGGGTATTATAATTAACTGACAATCAACAACTTATGGCATACGTATTATTCATATCAGAAGAGAAACTTAAAGACGCAACGACTATTGGGCTTTCGGTTTCGCCAGAGTATTTACTTCCTTATATTAAGCAAAGTCAAAAGCTCTATGTGGAAACTAAGTTAGGTACAGACCTTAACCAAAAATTGAAAGACTTAATTACAGCAGGTACAGTTAATAATGTAGGGAATGAAGCCTATGCAACTTTACTAAATGATTATATTGGCGAGATGCTACCATCATTTGCTTTATATATGGCTATTCCTTTTCTTAGATTTAAGATAGAGGATGGGAATATTTACTCTAAGACTTCTGAAACAGGAAACGCATTATCAACGGAAGAAGCTCAACATCTTAGATCAGAAGTTTTAAATACTGGTGAATACTACATGGAACGAATGATAGAGTATATAACAAACAATACGTCTAGCTTTCCTGAATACAGCACTAATAGTGGTGCAGATGTTTCTCCTGATAGAAATTCTTATTATTCAAATATGAACCTTGAAAGACCTAATCAACAAGGAACTAAATTAACATTGAGAAATTTTTTAACGCCTGACATATAAGATGAAGAAATACTATAAGATTAAAAAAACAAATATAACTAAACTAAAGACATACTTAAAAGATGCCGATACCACAAATAACAAAGGAAGTAGGAAATGTTCTAGCAGTAAACGGAACAATCCTCAGCATAACAACCTTTACTAACTTAGAGATAATTTTAAAGATATTACTGTTAGTTGTATCAATAGTATATACTTTAGACAAGTGGTGGTATCATAAAAAGAATAGATAATGCCTAAGAAAAGAAAACTCAACTCAAAGAATCCTAAATACAAAAAAGTTGAAGATATTAAAGTGCGTAGAGAATTTGCACAAGAGGTTAAAGGGGTTAAAATTTACAAACTTTACTACCTCTAGTTTGGATTTAAAATACTTTAAACTTTCAGAATTTGATAGTCCTGATGAAGTTGGTTCAGGAAAAAAAATGAATAGTAAGTTCTTAGAAAAACTTGACTATGCAAGACACAATGCAGGTATTCCTTTTAAAATAAATAGCGGTTACAGATCTAAAGCATGGAATATGCGTGTTAAGGGAAAATTACATAGCAGCCATTGTAGTGGTTTGGCTTGTGATATAGGATATACAGGAAGTAGAGAAAGGTATTTAATTTTGAATGCTTTAATGGATGTAGGAATTAATAGATTCGGAATAGCTAAGGGTTTTATACATTGTGATGTTGATAAACAAAAAGACCCTGATGTTATTTGGTTATATAATTAAAATAAATTTACTAACTTAAAAATTAATAAAATGAAAAATTGGCTTATTTTAACAATGATGAAATCCAAGAAATTTTGGTATGCAGTAAGTTCTGTTGTAATTCCTTTAATAGTTACCTATTTAGGAGTTGATGAAGAAACTGCATCTAATCTATTTTATGCTTGTTTAACTCTTGTAGTTGGACAGGGAATTGCAGATAGTGCAAAGAAATAATCGTTACAGATTAAAGCCACACGAAATTGTGGCATTAGAAAAAATGAGGGAAACCGACACAAGAAATGTTCTTGTCGTTGGTGACCTTCATTGTCCATGGGATTTAGACGAATATTTGCCATGGGTTGTTGAACAATATAATTTATGGAATTGCACACAAACAATCTTCATAGGTGATTTGCTAGACTCAGCAGGATATTCTTATCATGAGCAAAATCCTGATTTACCTTCAGCAGGTGACGAACTCAATTATGCTATTCAAAGAATACAAAGATGGTATAATGAATTTAACGAAATCGGAACAAAAATAATTATTGGAAACCATGACCGTATGGCTGCTAGAAAAGCTATGACAGGTGGTATTCCTTCAGCTTGGTTAAAATCATATAGTGAAGTGTTAGGTACACCTAATTGGGAATTTGTAGAAAGATATGTGCAAGATAACGTACAATATGTGCATGGTGAAGGTGGTACTGCAAGAACTAAATGCCGTGCTGATATGATGAACACCGTTCAGGGTCACTTACATACTCAATGTTATACAGAACATTATGTAGGTAGAAATTTTAGAGTTTATGGTTGTCAAGTAGGAACAGGCATAAATTTTTCAAATTATTCTTTCAATTATGCAAGGGCAGGTAAAAAACCTGCGATAGGATGTGCAGTAGTCCTAAACAATGGTACACTACCTATTAATCTTTTAATGCCTTTATAATGCAGCTAAAGGACTCTACAAAGCTAACCCTATTCTATTTATTCTTAATAGTTATAGTTTTACTTTTTACCCTATAATATATATTAACATACTAATTGTTAATAACTTTGTGAGTAATTGTGTGAATAACAAATTATTTTTATATCTTTGTCGTTATTAATCAAAACATAAAAGAAATTGAGAACACAATTTAAAGTAATTAACAGAGTAACAAAAGAGGAGTGGATTTTTAACTCAAAAGAATTTAAAAGATTCTTTCATTGTGAGTACGACCCCCAAACTCAGAAAGTAAAATACAACAACGATATAAGCGACTATGCAATTAGCACACTTCAACCAAAGGAAGAAACTTGGCAAGAAGTTTTAGGTTTAAGTTTTTTAGGAATAGCAATAGTCATTCTAGTAACTAAAATTATAATGTCATGGATAGTCATATAGCAAACGACCCCAACAATCCTATAAATTGGAATGGTGAAAATGCCACTTGTAATTGTTGTGGTGAAACATTAGATATGTCAGATTATGAAGATACTTGTAATGAGTGCTTTCAAAAAGAATTAGAAAATATAGGCGAAGCTGAAAACCTTACAGAGTAAGCAAATTTAAAATATGAAACAATGATTAAAAAAAGTAAAGTAAAAAAAGTACAAGCCAATGGAACTTGGGAAGGTAAATTTGGTATGATGTATAAGTTTGAAGTAGAATTTGAAGATGGTAATGCAGGTGAGTATTCATCTAAAACACAAGATCAGAATAAATTTATTGAAGGACAGGAAACTGAATATGAATTTATAGACGGTAACTTTCCTAAAGTCAAGCCTGTATATCAACAACCACAATCTTTTGGCGGTGGATTTAAAAAAGATGAAAATGTGCAAAAAATGATAGTAAAACAATCAAGTCTGAAGTCAGCAGTTGATTATTGTAGTGGTGGTAATTGCAGCACGTCAGATGTTTTAAGAGTAGCACAAGAATTTGTTGATTGGGTAATGGATGATAAGAAACCTAATGAAAATAATGAAATGCCTTTCTAATGACAGCAAAAGACAACTTTAAACATATATGCAACCTCACTACTAATATAATGGGGTTGCGTAAAGGTTCTCTTTCTTATAAAAGTAGAAAGCAAGAGATACAACTAGCACGAAACATAGCAGGAGTTATAGGCATTAAGGAAGGTATTAAGAGGGAAGTAATTGCAAAACAACTTAATAGACACCGTACTGCAATCTATCACTATGAAAAACAACACAAAGATTGGTTTGGTAGTAGGTCTTACCCTTATTATGCTAAGGCATATACTAAAGTATTTTCAGCATACCAAGAAATAGAAGATTCTAGGAAACAATTTATAGATAAATTTCATCTAAGACATTTTGTTAGAGAATTAGGATTAAAAAATTGTGAAAAGAAAGATGTAATTTTTACAATAACTTCAGGATCAGTTAGCTATCAAGTATTCTCAGATACACATAATTTTAGCAACTATTATGACACTTTGAAATTAGCTTTAAGTGGCTATAAAGCAATTTTAAACTACCAGGAATATGAAGATTAAAGAAACTTTATTACTTTCGTATCTTAAATGAAAGAGAAACCAAATTACTATGCTATTATACCTGCTGAGGTTAGGTACTCTAATTTAAAGCCTAACGCTAAACTTCTGTATGGTGAGATAACTGCACTAAGTAATAAGACAGGGTACTGCTTTGCAAGTAATAACTATTTTGCTGAATTGTATAACGTAAATAAAAACACTATCTCACGTTGGATAAGTGATTTGAAAAGATTAGGATTTATAACTATTGATATTGAAAGAGATTCTAAAAAGCAAATCATCAAAAGATGTTTAGGTATAGTCCAAAAAGTAAACACCCCTATTGACGAAAAAGTCAAAGGTAATACTACAAGTATTAATAATACAAGTAATAATATATATATAAAGGAAAAGTTTGTTAATGAAGTTATGACTTTTGATTACCCTAAAGATATGTTAGAGGACTTTATTAATTATTGGACTGAAGGTAAAAAGAAAATGCGTTACCAAAAACAAAACACATTTGAAATAAAATTACGATTATTGCGTTGGGCAAAAAATCAAAAGAAGTGGGAACGACCTAAACAAACTATGAGTAAGATTCATCAGCATTTACAAAAGAACTTAAATGTTAAAGAAAGATTAAAAAAACAATTTGAATAATGAGATTAATTAAAACAATGTCAAAAGAAGATTTGATATTATGTTCAGTAGATTTAGTAAGTAAGACTTATATAGAGTTAGGACAAAATAATGTAGAAGAAGAAACTATTGAAGTAATGTCTACAAGTTTAGCTGCTGATTTGTACAGAATTTATAAGAATTTTTATTTTGAAGATGCTGAAAAAGCATTTAATTTAGGAGTAAGAAGTCCTATTACAAGTGAATTTATACATTTGACCGTACCAACTTATATGAGATGGTTACGCAAATATAGAGATTTAATATGGGATGCAAGATCAAGAGTTGATAAAGGAGAAAACCCTAAACAAGTACCCCATTATAGACCAGAACCAAAACTATTAAAATGAAAACAGAAAGTAAAATACCAAAAGAAATACAAGTAATGTTAGATGCTCAAAGATGGTGTCATGAAAATAACATTGAACATTACACAAAAGAATGGATAAGACTATTTGTAGTAATAAGACAAAATAATGAAATATACGAATTTGAATTATCACAAACCGAAATAGAATTAAGAGCAGAAGAATATAAAAACAAATTAAGAGATTAATTATGAAAACAAAAGAAGTAGTAAAACAATTACTAACTAATAAGCCTCACCTAAGAGATAGCGACCCTAAGCTGATAGCTACCTATTGGTTTAATGAATTAAAGAAAAAGAATATAGATCCTAATAAAATAAACGGCTTAGAGTTTATGCAAATGTTTGCTAATAGTAAACTAACCAACATTAAGACTATTGAAAGAATGCGTAGGAAACTACAAGAAGAATGTCCTGAGCTTAGAGGTAAAATGTATAAGGCAAGAAAAGAAACAATACAAGATCAATGGAAAAAGGACTTAGGCTATGAAGTCAATTAGCAAACTTAAAAAAGAACTAGACAAATGGTTCAGTCTTTACATAAGGCTTAGAGATGCTACTGATGAAGGAATGGTACAATGTATAACTTGTGGGGTGGTAAAACATTATAAGTCAATGCACAATTCTCACTTTCAAAGCAGGAAACATTTGGCTACAAGATGGAATGAAAAAAATTGTGATGTTGGTTGTATAAAATGTAATATTTTTAATTTTGGAGAACAGTATAAATTCTCAATAGCTTTAGACTCAAAATACGGTGAAGGAACTGCTGCTGAATTAGAGAGTTTAGCTAGAACAATTATGAAAGTAAGCCGTATAGATTATGAAGAAAAGATAAGTTATTACAAAAACCTTGTTGATAAATTAAAAAAGGAAAAAGGAATTGAGTAGATATTTTTATAACTTTGGCAAATGACAAAACCAATTTATGCCAATAATGAACACGAAGTAATTGTAAGTGCTTATATTATAATGATAAAAGAATTTGTTAAAGATGTATCAAATGAAACTAGGTGGCATAATTTTTTAGATGTTTTAGATATTGTAATTGAGTATCATAATAATTATGGAAAAGGAGTAAGGGAAAATAACTATTGGGATTGGATAATGATATTGCCAATTAACTTATCTGTCTTAACTAACGGTTATTTAGCAGCAATAGAAACAAAAAAGAATAGTGCAGTAGTACGATCATATAAGCTCCTTTTGAATGAAATGGTACAAGATGTTGTAGATAAGATTGAGAAACTAGAGCCAATTAATGACTGAAATTTACTTAGAAATATCAAAGCTAAGTGACAAGTTCAGGACAATGTGTTACGGACTTACTCAAAATAAAACAGATATTGATAATGCCGTTCAAGAACTTTTCTTGTATTTTATGCAGATGAATCCTGATACTTTAAAAAAAATATATGACAAAGACGGATTAGATGGAATTACTAAATATGGTGCAGTCGTTTTACGCAGGGCTTTAACAAGTCCAAGAAGTCCATTCTATTATAAGTATGAAAAATATTATACACATATTGACAGTTCTTGTTATTCTGCTAGTACAACTTTTAGTAATGATGATGTGGCTTTTAATGTTGCTAATAATAAAAACATATCAAACATTCCGAATGAAAAAGTAGATAATTATCAATGGGAAAAACTTGAACAAATAGATAAGGAACTTGATAAGCTGCATTGGTACGATAGAGAATTATTTAAGTTGTATTATTCAGGAGAAACTTTAGATAGTCTTGCAGAGAAAACTAGGATAAGTCGTAACAGCCTTTTCACTACAATAGACAAAGTAAGAACAATACTTAAAAAAGAATTAGCAGATGAATAAGTTTTTTGTCCCTAATGAAATATATGAAGATAGAATTGCTATCTGCAAGGAATGTGTTTACTATTCTAAGACTTTAGGACAATGTAAAAGATGTTTATGTTTTATGAAAATCAAAGCTAGGATAGCACCAATGGAATGTCCTCAAGGTTATTGGCAAAAGACTAGAGAAATAGAAACCCCAGATGACTTACCTCAAGAGATTATAGATGAAATATTAGATATGTGGAAAGACTTAAAAACAGGAAAAGCAAAAAATCAAACAGCTAAAAAGAGAATGATAGAAACCTATAACACTATTTTCAATACTAGTTACTCAGGAACTACCAATTGTAGCTCTTGCTTATCAACTTGCTTTAATGGAATTAAAAAACTATACAACAAATACAATGAATAAAAAAACTTACAAAACAATTAAGTGGGTGCTAAAACAACAAATTGACAAAGGGCTTAAAACTTTGTGGACTTGGGAGAAAGGTAAAAATGAAAACTTTACTTGCATTTACGAAAACTTTGATGACAAACTACCAATCTTTACACCTACTCAATTACTAAAAGAAATAGAAAATGCCAATACCAAATAATTACTATACTATGAAAGATGAAACAATACCTGAATACTACAAAGGCAAAAATGGTTACATGGCAAAAGATGTTGTTGCCAATTTTGATCTAAGCTATAATATCGGAACAGCAGTAACTTACCTTTTGCGTTCAAAGAACAAGCATAATGACGGTGGGCTTGAAGATATTAGAAAAGCTATTAACCACCTGCACTTTGAATTAGATGTACTAACTTCTAAGACTAGAACAGGTGCGTTATCACCAACAGGCACTAAGAAATGATAAAGTATATTTGCAATACTTGTAATGACACCAAGTCGCTTCAAAAAGCTATTATTAAAGTAATAGATGGTAAGGTAAGAACACAAGAAGCGTATTGTGAAAAGTGTAAGGATTGGATGCAAGAGATAGAAAAGGACTTTGACGGTTTCCCTAGTCTTATAAGAACTGAACCTTCACTAAGTAAAAAACGAGATAAACTTTGGGATAGTGCTAAAGAAAAGTTATGTGGGGAAAGAGGTATAAACGAATCCTTTGATTAATGATAATAAACGGCAATAGCTTAGAAGAACTAAAGAAGTTTCCTGATAACTACTTTCATTCGGTAGTTACTGATCCTCCTTATGGACTTTCGTTTATGGGAAAGAAGTGGGATTATGATGTACCAAGTGTAGAACTATGGACAGAGGTCTTTAGAGTATTAAAGCCAGGTGGCTATCTTTTAAGTTTTGCAGGAACAAGAACACAGCATAGAATGGCAGTAAATATAGAAGATGCAGGATTTGAAATCCGAGATATGATTGCTTGGGTTTATGGTAGTGGCTTCCCTAAAAGTCATAACATAGGTAAAGCAGTTGATAAGTTGCAGGGAAATGAAAGAGAATCAAAAATAATAACAGGAAAAGTATTTACAGGAAGCAATAATAATATAAATGGAGAAGCAGGGCAATATGAAGTATCAAAAGGAACTTCAGAATGGGAAGGTTGGGGTACTGCATTAAAACCTGCACTAGAACCTATTACAATGGCTCGTAAGCCCTTTAAAACAACTGTAGCTGAAAATGTCTTGACTAATGGAGTAGGTGGTATTAATATAGATGGCTGTAGGGTAGGTAATGAGAAAATAGAAACTTCAAATGGTGATGGTTTTGGTATGAAAGGAATATACGGAACAGGTATAAATAATAATAAAGGCGAAATAAGAAACGGCAGATTTCCTGCTAACTTTATACACGATGGAAGTGATGAAGTAACAGATTTATTTCCTGATACTACAAGTGGTGGTGGTGTAAAAGCAAATAAAAAAACAGAATGGGGTTTTGAGAATAACAAACCTTTATCAAACTCAAAAACAAATTACAATATTGATAAGGGGAACGCAAGTAGATTTTTCTATTGTGCAAAAGCAAGTAAGAAAGATAGGAATGAGGGGTTGGATGATTTTGAAGATAAGAAATTAGAAAACCATAGTGCTACCTTTAAGGTAAGAATAGAGAATGGAGTAGCTACAAATACAAGAACAGATACAGAAAGAAAGAACAATCACCCAACAGTAAAACCTACTGACTTAATGAGATACTTAGTGCGACTTGTAACACCTAAGAATGGAATAGTATTAGATTGCTTTATGGGTAGCGGCTCAACAGGCAAAGCTTGTGCCTTAGAAGGATTTGAATTTGTAGGCATAGACTTAGACAAAGACTATTGCGAAATAGCAAAGGCAAGAATAGACAAAGCACTAGAAGATAAGAAACAAGCTGACGCACAAACTAAGTTATTTTGAAATTTGTAATAAAGGATAAGCGAGATAAACAAAGCCTAATAAACTATTTAAAAGAGTTAGGTAATGACTATATAGTAGATGTAAAGAAGCAAAGAAACAATAGGTCTAATATGCAAAACAATTACTATTGGAAATGTATAGTACAAACACTATCAGAAGAACTTGGTTATTTTCCAAATGAGATTCATGATATACTCAGGGCTAAGTTTTTAAATGAATGGGAAATGTTAGAAATAAACGATAAGAAAATAGGAATAAATAAAATAGGAAGTACAGCTACATTAGACACTAAGGCATTTGAGATATATGCAGACCAAATAAGGATATGGGCTTTAACTGAACTAGGTATAAGACTAATGCTACCAAATGAATACGAGTAATTTCTATTATATAACATAGGATTGAATAATCAATCTTTTTCAATTATGGATAAACGAACAAATAACGGTGGAGCAAGAAAAGGTGCAGGGCGTAAGTCTAAGGCAGCAGAACAAAAGTTAATAGAGAATTTAACACCTATGAATAGTATGGCTTTAGAGTCCTTAGAAAAAGGATTAGAAAAGAAAGAACAATGGGCAGTTAAGTTATTCTTTGAATACTTTTATGGTAAACCTCAGCAAAGAGTAGATGTTACTTCAAATGAAGAAACTCTTAATATGCCTGTAATAACATTTGTAGAAACTGAAACTGAATAGTAAATATAACGCACTATTTTCTTCTGATGCTAGATACTTCATTATAACAGGGGGTAGAGGATCAGGAAAGTCCTTTGCAGTTACAGTCTTTCTTACTTTACTTACAATGACTGAAGGAATTAGAATACTATTCACAAGATACACTATGACTTCAGCACGTCTTTCAATAATACCTGAGTTCTTAGAAAAGATAAGCCTATTAGGATATGAGAATATTTTTAGCGTAAACAAAGCTGAGGTTGTAAACTTAAAGAACAAATCAGATATACTATTTAGAGGTATCAAGACATCAGCAGGGAATCAAACTGCAAGTCTAAAATCTTTAACAGGTGTTTCAACTTGGGTACTTGATGAGGCTGAAGAACTTGTAGATGAAAACATCTTTGATACAATAGACCTTAGTATTAGAGAAAAGGAAATACAGAATAGAATTATATTAGTCTTAAATCCTGTTACTAAAGACAACTGGATATATGAAAGGTTCTTTGAAGGTAAAGGAATAGAAGCAGGTTTTAATGGCGTTAAAGACAATGTATGCTATATCCACAGTACATACCTAGACAACAAAGAAAACCTCTCAGAGAGCTTCTTAGGGCGTGTAGAGGCTATGAAACATACTAACTTTAAAAAATATACTCAAAAACTTTTAGGTCAATGGTTAGATAGAGCTGAAGGTGTAGTATTTGATAATTGGAGTGTAGGTGAGTTTAATCCTGACAACTTACAGACTTCATGCGGAATGGATTTTGGTTTTAGTATTGATCCTGATAGCCTTACAGAAGTAGCAATAGATAAGAAGCATAAGAAGATTTATTTAAAAGAACACATATACAAGAATGGTTTAAAGTCGCAAGAACTTGCTCAGATAGTTTTAGATAAAGTAGCTGATAAGTTAATCATAGCTGATAGTGCAGAGCCTAGACTTATTGCAGACCTCAAGCACTTAGGAGTTAATATCAAGCCTGTTAAAAAAGGAACTATTGAAAGTGGTATAACAAGAATGCAAGATTATCATTTGGTAGTAAGTCCTGAAAGTACAAACATAGCTAAAGAATTAAACAACTATGTATATGCAGATAAGGGTTCAAAGTTGTATGTAGACAATTACAATCATGCAATAGATTCTGCAAGATATAACATAATATATCACTTAGACAATCCAAATGCAGGCAAGTATTTTGTGCAATAAAAAAAGGGGCGAGAACAACAATCTCAACCCCTTTTAAAACAAGAAAGAATATGAAGAACTCGGCAAATATACATTAATAAACTAAATAACAACATTTTCTATTATATAATATATGAAAGTAAAGATTAAAAGAAAAGGAAAACAAAAGACGTACAATTTAATTGATTCTTGGTCAGATGTAACACTTGAAAAATGGATGCAAGTAATTGACATTGAAACAGGAAGCAAGACTAAGGAAGCAGAAGAAACAATAACAGCACTTTCAGATATTCCTAAGAAATTAGTAAAGGAATTATCATTAAGAGATGTGGCAGTTATAATGGGTAAGATAGCGGAGTTACAAGCAAAGCAAAGCACCGTATTAAGAAAGGTGGTTAAAATAGATGGGGTTGAATACGGTATGCATCCTGATTTGAATAGTATAACTTTAGGTGAGTATGCCGATATTGAAACTATGATAAAAAATGGGCTTGAACAGAATATGCCTGAATTGATGGCAATACTATTTAGACCTATTACGGAAAGGAATGGAGAAGTCTATACGATTGAAGCCTATAATGGTGAGATAAGTATTAGGGCGGAACAAATGAAGAAGATGTCAGCAGAACAAGTGCAAAGTGCATTGGTTTTTTTTTACAATTTAGGGAAGGAATTGTCAGAGATTTTGCCATTGTATTTAATGGAACTACTGAGCAAGAAGGGGAAGGATTTACAGACGAAAACTTTGCCGAAAAATGGGGTTGGTTCGGAGTAATGCACAGGCTCTGTAACCAAGATATAAGTAAATTAGAAAGCATTACAAAACTTAACTTGTTAGAATGCTTGACTTGGTTAAGTTATGAAACAGATTTGAATTTAAGTAATACAGTAAAAACACATGATAGCTAACAAGACATACAATAATGCAATAGACACCTTAAAACAATTAGGTGCTGAACATGAACAAATAGCAACTACAACAACTGGAGATATTTGGAAAATTGATCTTGCTAAAAATACTAAGTTTCCTTTGTTTCATATTAACCCAATAAATGTAACAACTGGTCAGTCTAGTCTTACTTATAACTTTCAACTCTTTGTTATGGATTCTGTAACAGAGAAAGAGAATTGGACAGAAGCTAATATACAGTCAGCAAATTACCTAAGTAACGAGCAAGAAGTTATGTCAAGTTGTTTGCAGATTTGTACCGACATTATAGGAATGATGCGACATAGTAAATGGCAAGGAGCAGGTGAATTAGATATTAACGACCCTGTTTATTTTACAGAAGGTGAGTACACTTTAGAGCCTTTTCAAGAACGCTTTGACAATCTTTTAACAGGATGGGTATTCTCAATAGGGATAGTAGTTCAAAATGACTTTCAAACTTGTACAATACCTGTTGCAAATAATCCAATAGGTAAATAATGAAATTCAAAATAGGAAAATATAAAATAGAAATAGGATTTTTTAAAATAACAATAAACATATAAATATGGCAGATTTAACAACAACAATTATTGAGTCGGTAGTCTTGAATGGGGCTTTACGAGGAAATACAAATGTAGTAACAACATCAGGAATTAACAATGTATTTGAAAGAATAGTAACTTGTTCTCATTCTAATACAACGACAGTAGCAGTTTTTGCTGCAAGTCCTCATACATCAGCAGGGGCTATTGATTTAGATAGAACAAAGTATATAAGAATTACTAACTTAGATGAAGCAGCAGTAATGGACATAGCTGTAGTTACAACCAATACAAATTATCAAGTAGTAATAACCCCAGGAAATTCGCACATTTTATGTCAAGCAGATACTACAGCAATAGGTGAAGAAGATACTAGCCCTGCTTTTGGTACACTAGAAAATATTACAAGTATTCAAGTAAGACCTAGAGGCACAGATGACGTGCAAGTATCTATGTTTGTAGCTTTGACATAATGGAAACTAAGAGTCTAAAAAACTTCTTAGATGCCTTTGGTAAAAGAGTTGTAGATAAGGCTGAGGCTAAGTTATATAAAGAAAAAGGAAATACGGCTTTAGGACAGTCAATAAGATTTGAAGTAGTGCGTACTCCTGAAGGCTTTAGTACGAAGTTTTATATGTATGACTATGGAACATTTCTTGACAAAGGAGTTTCAGGAAATAAAAAAAAGCGTTCTTATAAAAACTATAAAGGTACAACAGAATCAAGTCCTTATAGTTATACAACCAAAGGACCTCCTATTGACATTCTTTCTAAGTGGGTTAAAATGAAAGGCTTGAAACCAAAAGGATGGGGTAGAGGTAGAGATAAAGATACAGGAAGATATTTATCAGGACTTGCTATTTATATAAGTCACAAGATCAAAGTAAGAGGAATACCAAGCCTAAGTTTCTTTCAACAACCTTTAGGGGTGGAATATGAAAAACTAAAAGACGGAATGTTAAACGAATTAAAATTAGATATAGAAAGTTATTTAACGACATTTTATAGACCAAAGTAAATTAAAAAAATATGGCATTATATATAGTACAACAACCTTTAAATAGTACAGAATTTAAACCAACTCCAGTTGGACAACAATTAATATTTGCAGTCCGAGATACTTGGGCTGTAACTAATAGATTTAATGTAAAATATATAGCTGATGTTCATATTAGTACAGGAGCAATAGACTTAAATACAACTACTGATAGAATAGGAGTTTTTAAAACTACACCAAACAATAAAGGGGTAGGTATTTTTGACTTTAGACCTGTTGTAGAAACTTTTTTGAAGTCAGATAATGAAGGTTCTACTGAAGGAGATGGTAGCACATATAAAACAAGTGATGTAACCCATCCAATACATCTTATTGACAAGTATGCAATGAGTGAAAATGCTACTCGTTTTATGGCTATTAATTTCAAACGTGAATATTCTATGACAGAAACTTCAGGAATAATTACATCAACAACTACGGAGCCTAGTGATTTATACATACTATTCAATGGAGTTTTACAATATGATAACGTCTTAACTTTAAAAAACGGAAATTATGGATATAATCTAGCTAGACCTAGTAACTTTTTCGCCCCTGGTAATGCTTCTCAATTTTTAAGCAATGCTCCTTCTACTCAATATGCAACAATTACTGATTATGGGACTTTGCCATTTCTAAATTTCTTACCTACTACTGATGACAAACTAAGTAAAATTAGAATCACTTATTATTGGGATGGAGGTTCAAGTTCAGAAGATGTAACGCAAAGCACCGCTAATGGTGGAGTTACAACACCCTTTACAAATGTATATAAATACTTAATGTACTTTGGTGGGTTTCCTGCAAACTTAAGAAATTGGTCAAGCACTTTTCAGACTGCTGTAACTAATGGCTTAACACATTACACAATTCAAGGAAGTAATACTGGTGCAGGAACTACAATGGACACTTACACAATACAAATAATCTGTCCTAATGGACAAGGATATAACAGAGGTTATGAAATGATTAGACTTGCTTGGCTTAATCAATGGGGTACTTGGGATTACTATACGTTCACAATGAAGTCTACAAGATCTGTGTCAACAAAAAGAATACCGTACCAACAACAGGCAGGAACTTGGAATGAAAGTAGATTTAAGATTCGTGGTTATAAAGGGGGTAAGAAAAACTTTAGAGTAAACTCAACTGAAAAGATTAAAATAAACACCGACTTTGTTACTGAAGCTGAAGGCGTTTGGCTAGAAGAACTTGTTAATAGTCCTGAAGTTTATATTATAAATGGCTTTCAAGCTGACATAAGCAGCGAAGTGATTACCAATAAATATGTAGAACCAGTAACTGTTACTACTTCTAACTATATTAGAAAGACAAAAGCGAACGATAGACTTATGCAATACACTTTTGAAATTGAAAAAAGTAAAATGAAAAGAACACAAGCTATATAATGAGTACACAATTAATATTATATCCGCAATACTATAAGGGTTATGTAGAAACTGTAACTAATGTTTATGGGGCTACTAATGAATATATGGTAGACGCTATAAATTTCAATACTGTTAATGCATCACCTACTTATGAAGATGGAGCAGTTGCAGCAACTTATGTAGTTAGTACTGCTGTGGCTTATCAGAATGCACAAACTGGAGGGATTGCTCCTAACAGTTGGTATAGAGTTAGAAATATTTTAGGAGGGGCTACTCCTACTTATCCGACTGAAATATCAAACGACTTATTTATATATAATACCGCAGGAATATATCAGCACGTTACAGGTTTGACAGGTCAATTTTATGACATAACTATTAATATGACGGATGTTGCACCATTAACAGGTAAAACATTAAGAATTTTTCAAATTGCGACCCCTATCCAAACAGGAGTTGGTTCTTATAATCCTGCTTACTGGATTGATATACCTGACCCTGGCACTACAGAGGTCGTTCAATTTGTTCCTGTTAGTGCTGACCCTATTATTGGATTCTGGGTAGAGGAGAGTGGAGCAGGAGTTGCGGTATCTGTTCATATAAATAGTATATCTATAAAAGAATCTTCAACTCCAATTGTTGGAACTACTACTGATATAAGTGATGGGCAAGTTGTTTGTGATTTATACCAAGAAGAAGATATACCATTGACTTTGAGTGTTGATGACTTTAAAAATGTAGCAGAACAAGTTAAATCATATTCAAAAAACTTTAGTTTACCTGCAACAAAAAGAAACAATCAAATCTTTAACAATATGTTTGAGATTACAAGATCTATTGATAGAACTTTAATTTTTAATCCTTATGTAAGAACTAGATGTGTATTAAAACAAGATGGCTTTATAATATTTGAAGGCTTTTTAAGACTTATAGACGTAAAAGACAAAGAAGGAGAAATAAGCTATAATGTAAATTTATATTCTGAAGTTGTAACCATAGCAGATGCTTTAAAAGACAGGAAATTTTCAGACTTAAATTTTACTGAGTTAGAACACGATTATACTAGAACGCAAATTAAGAATAGTTGGAATGATTCAGGAACAGGTATAACTTATCTTAATGCAAGTACGTCAGGCTTTAGAAATGCTTATGATACAGTAAAATATCCTTTTATAAATTGGAATCAACAATTCTCCTATGACCACGCTAGTGAGATTCTTAAATTAACTAATCTATCAACAGCTTTCAGACCTTGTATTCAATTAAAGTATTTAATAGATAGAATATTTGCAGACACTGAATTTGGATATAGTTCTGAGTTCTTTAATACAGAAGATTTCCAAAAACTGTATATGGATTTTAACTGGGGAAAAGATGTAAGTGCAAATGATATTTTGCCTATTTTAGGAGTAGCTACATTTCCTATAGAACAAAACCCACCACCTAATACTGTTACGCAAGTATTTGATGGAACTTTTAGAAATATAGATACTTCAGATGCTAATGTGCCTGATGAACAAGGATATAGCAATACATCAGGTTGGACTTCACAATATAATGATGCTGTTTATAGTATAGTAGCTAAGATTCAAGTTAAAATGGAGATAGGTTCAAGCTATGCAACCTTTCATCACCGTTGGCTTCATACAGAAGCAGCAACAGGAGATACTACTGTTTATGGTGGTGGAACACATACTTGGACAGCTTCTAGTCCTGTAGCACCTCCTAATTTTACTTCACAAATTATCATTACTATGGCTGTTGGTGATACACTACAATTTCAAGGTAAAAAGACAGGCGGTACAAATGTTGTAAGGATTGAAAATGCTCCATATCCAGGTTATCCTTTTGCCCCAGTAAATTATTTTTCAACTGTATCTGCTGACTTAACAACAGACAATTCACTTTTACAAACCCTAAGAGGTGAAATAGGACAATGGGATTTCTTAAAAGGGATTTTTACTATGTTCAATTTAGTAAGTATGCCTGATGAAAATAATCCTAATAACATTAAGATAGAACCGTATAAGGATGTCTTTGTAAATATTACAAATAGTGGCGGAAATACAAATGATTTAACACTAGCTTCTAGGAGTATTCAGCAAGATTGGACAGAGAAGGTAGATGTATCACAAATGGACTTGAAACCTCTTGCAGACTTAAATAAAAAAACAGTCTTTAAATTTGTAGAAGATGAAGATGACTTTGCTTTTAATGTATTTAAACAAGCCCAAAATGGACATCTGTACGGAAGCCTAGAACATGACGCTTCAGGATTTACTATATTAGAGGGTGAAAAGGAAATAATAGCTGAACCTTTTGCAGCTACAGTAGTCAAGCCTGTAGTTTATGGTCTTAATGATTTTATAGTTCCTCAATTGTATGCTAAGAATGATGACGGAAGTTGGGGAGGATTTGAGAACTCACCAAGAATATTTTATAACAATGGAATAAAAACTTTACAAAGTGGTCAATATAAACTAAAAGCTGCAAATGGAGATACAGCAGAAGACTTGAACACATTTTTACAATTTAGTCATTTGTCAGAAGTTCCTAGTGGTTCTTCTACTAATAAGGATTTTGTATTTAAAAGCCACCAATTAATGGCAGCAGTAGGAAGTCCACCAACGGACAATTTATATTCTACTTATTGGCAACCTTATTTTAATGAACTTTACCATCCTGATACAAGAATAATGACTTTAAAAGTAAATCTAACTGCTGCTGATATTAATACTTTTAAATTTACAGATGTTGTAATGATTAAAAACAGGAGTTTTAGAGTTAATAAAATTGAATACAAACCTAACAGCTTGTCAAAAGTTGAATTTATTTTAATACCATAATGGGCTACTTAACAGGATATACAATAAAACCTTATAATATTAATCTTATAGGTGAAGTTTTTTTTACAGATGGAACTAATAATGAAATAAGAGCCAATCAAACTCAATGTGAAGCTTACGGATATACATACGACAGAGCATCAGGAACTTGTATGGCTTTTAAACAAAATTTCACTTTAGATACAAGATTAAATAATACAAACAATAAGTTTAATGGCGTAGGCAATACGACTCAATTTGCAACTAATAACGTACAAATTAATGGTACTGACAATACAACTCAGGGTTATAACACTAACTGCTTTATTAGTGGGATAGATAATACAATAGGAAGTAGTGTAGACAATGCAACAGTTGTAGGTATGAGTGGAACAGCTTTAAGAGAAGGTGAATTTGTTGTAGGTGCAGGAGTTGGGGAAGGGGGTGAAACTATCCAAACATCCACTTTCTTTCTAAACAAAGCAACAACAGATGGTTCAACTGTAGCAATGCTTCTTAATGCAGAAAAAGACCGTACTCCAAGCGTTACAGTTATACCAAGAGATAGTTCTGCTATTATTACCTACACAATAGATATAACAGCTTACAGAACAGGTGGATCTTCAGGTTCAGGAGCAACAGGGGATAGAGCTGTTTTTAAACTACAAGGAATATTAAAAACCAATACAGCAACAGAAGGTTTAACAACAGTAGCTTCTAGTGGAACAATAACAGGATGGAATGTAGGCAGTAGCTTTTCAGGAAGCGACTGGTCTATTTCAGTAAGAGGTGCTGCAAGTATGAATATAACTTGGACAGCAAAAGCGAATTTTTACGAAATGAAATTATAAAACAATGGCAAAGAAAGAGGTATTAGATTTAGAAGTAAAATCAAACATAAAGTCTGTAACAAAAGATACAGAAAAATTAGGAAAAGCAACAGAAGGGGCTAGTAAAGACGTAAAAAAACTTTCAGTCAGTTTTGGTAGTTTGTTAAAGGCAACAGGGTTTGTAGCCTTGATAACTAAAGGATTTGAAGTATTGCAAGAAACTTTTAGGCAAAATCAAAAAGTAGTAGACTTTTTCAACACAACCTTTAGAGCAACTTCTATTGTATTTAATGACTTATTTAAATTCTTAGATAACAACTTTGCAACTATACAGGGCTATCTTAAAGGGCTTTTTACTGATCCTATTGGTCAGCTTTATATATTAGGTCAAGCTATACAAAAATATTTTGTAGATAGTTTAGGAGGTGTTGTAGATTTAATCTCAGCAGTTGGTAAATTATTAGCAGAAATTACAAGTCCAAAAAAATTCTTAGAAAATATGGCTTTAGTGTCTATTGCAGCACAAAATGCCTCTAAGGATATATCCACCGAATTTGATAAACTTTCTAGTGGTATAATAGAATATACAAGTGGTATAATAGCTAGCGCAACAGCTATGGTTGAGTTAGATAAAGCAGCACAATTAGCGGTTGCTCAAAATCAAAAAATTCTAGAACAAAAAGACAGGGAAGCTGAAATACAAAGACAAATAAGAGATGATGTAACAAAAACTTTTGCTGAAAGAATAGAAGCTAATAATCAATTAAATACTATTTTAGACGAACAAGAAAAGTTGATGTTAGCAAATGCAGCTATTGTAAAAGAAGCAGCTAGGGTACAAAAAGAATTAACAGGAAATGATGCTGATAGAATAGCTTTCATACAAGCAGAAGCCGAAGAACTTGGTATATTAGCTCAAATAGAAGGGTTCAGGTCAGAACAAAAAACAAATGCAATATCTTTACAAGAAGAAGAAAAAGCAGTAGCAATGGAAAATGCACAAGCACAATTAGCAGCATTTTCAGGACTTGCAGGTGCATTAAGTTCCTTAGCAGGTGATAATAAAGAATTGGCAGCCGCAAGTGCAATCATAGACACTTATGCAGGTGCGACTAAAGCCTTTGCACAAGGTGGTGTAGCAGGATTTGTTACAGGAGCAGCAATTATAGCAGCAGGACTTGCTAATGTTCAAAAGATATACGCAACAGATATTCCTACAGGAGGTGGCGGAGGTGGAACAGTATCAGCACAACCCCCTGCACCTCAAATGATGTCAGGTGCTTTTGAATTAACAGGCGGTACAGAACCTCAACCAATTCAGGCTTATGTCGTAAGTGATGAAATAACAGATAGTCAAAATTCTTTAGAAATAATAAGAAGAAGAGCAACAATATAAAATCAAATAAATACTAACTTAATCTATTATATAATATACTAAATACTTTAATTATGCCATGTACTAAATGCGAAGAAGGAAAATACAAATGGGGTAAAACAGGAGAATGTGAATACGACTCCAAAGAAGCCTGTGAATCAGCTAACTCTAAATACAGCAAAATGAAACCAACACCACTAGGAAAGAAAACGTATGAAGAATACGCTAAAGAATTAAAAGAATATAATTTAAGTACACAAAGATTTGATTTTGAAAGCATTAAAACCTTAGATGCTTTGGTGGACAATATTAAAAAAAGAGAAACTGAAGGTACAAAAATAATTAAAGATTATTTACAAGTAAAAAAGGTGCTAGAAAAAGACAGGAAACTTAAAGAAAAAAAAAGCGATTTGCAATATAAAGAAGTAGGCAAAGTAAAAAAAATAGAAGATGCTTTTTTTAAAGCTAAAGGTAGATTAGAAGATGCAGAAGAAAAATTAAGAAGAATGAATAATGATTTAGAAGAAACAGAAAAAAGAGTAGAAAGAGTAGAAAAAGAAGATTTAGGAATAAGAAAAAATATGCAAAAGTTAGCTGATAATTTAGATAAGTTTTTAAATGCTTTTGACAAGCAATTATCAGCATTCAAGAAAAATGCTAAAGCATTAGGTGTTGATGTACCTACAAGTAAATATGATAAAATATTTTCAAGTGCTTTTGCTACTAGAAATAAATTAATTAAAGGACAAACAGGGAATCTATAAAATTATGAAAGAAACTAAAATAGTAGAATTAGTAATAGAAGATAATAACCAAGAGTTAGCTATTGATGCTATCTCTTTAGTATCAGCTCCTGCAATAGAACAAGACTTTGTTTTCTTTGGAAAAGAGAAAAACAACTTGACATTTGCAAAGATAGATGAAGAAAAACGTATGCTTGTAAGTCCTGCACTTATTCCTAACAAACAAATCTTTAGATATGATCCTAACACCGATTCGGACTACTATGTTTACTTTAGTCCTGAAACAGTACGTAAGGCTTCTGAGTTATATTTAAAACATAACAATCACCACAAAGCTACCTATGAACACCAAGATAGAGTGTCAGGAGTTTTAACAGTTGAGTCTTGGATTAAAGAAGGTGATAGTGATAAGTCTAAAATGTATGGATTTGATTTACCTAATGGTACTTGGTTTGTAAAAATGAGAATTGAGAATGATGACCTTTGGAATAAAATTAAAGATGGCGAACTTAAAGGACTTTCAATAGAGGGCTACTTTACTAATAAATTTGAACAAATGCAAAATCAAGAACCAACATCAGAAGAAATAAGAACTGCATTAAAAGAATTGTTAAGTGTTCAGAAAGTAGAGTTGGGTTTAATTGATGATATTGAAAAGCTACACAAAGAAGCCTCTAAATTAAGTAGTGAAGCAAATGGCTCAGGATTAAGTGCTGTAAGAAAAGCAATACAAAAAGCAGATAAAGATTTTACTCAATTATCAAGAAAGTCTGAAGATGGAATTGATAAAGCAGAAAAATTTATAAAAGCAGCTAAGGAGCTTGGAGTAGATGCTAAACAAGTTCAGGGGTATTTGAATAATTTTAAAAGCTGGGAAAATGATGCTGATTATTGGATAAAAGAATTAAATGCTGACCAATACAACTAAAAATCAAATAATATGAAACCAACACCACAACAAATACTAAGTGCTTTAAATAAGATAATAAGTGAAAACAAAACTAAACTTAAAACTGAAAAGGTAGAGTTGGGTGAAATAGATGATTTACGAAAGTTTATATCTAATGCTGAACAAAAATTAAAAACTGCTAATAATTTTTCAAAATCACACCAAAAAGAAACTAAAGGTTATGATACAATATTAGAAAAGCAAGAAGATTTAGAAATTAAAAAAGAAAAATCAGTAAAAGAATTAAATAATATAACTAAAGCATACCAAAAAATTAAAAAAGAAATCAAAGCAGATTTAACAAAGGCAAAAAAGTCTGCAAAAACAATAACAAAACAATTAAAAGATTTAGGTTTAGATGCAGGTGTAATGAAAACAGAAAATAACCAAATACAAAAAATACAAGATAAATTAGATGACTTATTTATTGATAAAAACTAAAAATCAAATAAATAAATAACTATTCTATTATATAATACAAACTTACTCTAAATAAAAATTACTATGGATTTAAAAGAAAAAATATTAGTTGCTTTAGGACTTGACAAAGAAGTTCAATTAGGTTGGCAAGGAAAATCAGAAGATGGTACAATTTTTGTATCTACTGCTGAAGAATTAGAATCAGGTGTAGACATTTCTGTTTTAACCGAAGATGGCACTACAATCTTATTACCTGTCGGAACTTACAAGACTGATGCAGGTGTTTCTTTCAGAGTTGAAGAAGAAGGTATTGTAGGTGAGGTTATTGAAAGTGAAACTGAAGAAAAAGAAGAAGCATCTGAGCAAGTAAAAGAAGAAGAAATGGGAGAAGACAGAGGCGAAGATGATGACGAAGCATCAGTTGATGACTGGGAGGGAATGGAGAAACGCATCAAGAACCTAGAAGATGCAGTATCTGATCTTAAAAGACAAATAGGTGAAAAAGGTGATGTAGAAGAAATGACTGAAGAAGTAACTGAGCCTGGCACAAATCCAAAAACTATAACCACTAAAGAAGTAGTAGAATTTTCAGCAGAAGAAGAATTAGAAAATCTAAAAGCTGAGAATGAAAAACTTAAAACGGAATTAGCAGAAACTCCTGCTGATGCACCGATTAACACAAATAAATTTAGTTCAGAAAGACCTGCACTAAGTAGAAAAGAATACAACAAGTTATCTAAGCAAGAAAGATTTTTACATAACTTAAATAAATAATAATAACAAACAAAAAATAAAAAATTATGGCGTTTACTACAACATCAAATTTCGCAGGGAAAGCAGCAGGATTTTATATT